AGGGGAAGAAGTCCGCTCGGCTTGCTCCGAGTTTTGAACCTCCCGGCCACCTTTGCCGGATGCGCATCAAAACGCCCCCTGCAAAGGCTTTTTAAGTCTCAGCAAGGAGCGTTCTATGTCGCAATCCGTCCTCACCATCGGTGACTTCTCTGTCCGTCAACTCGGCGGCCTTTTTTCTCTCAATGATTTGCACACCGCCGCTGGCGCTGCAAAACGCCATGCGCCAAATCGCTTCATGCGTTTGGACAACACTAAAGAACTGTTGACGGAATTGGGGGCCTGCCCAGAAATGGGCACCCCCTCTGCGGAATCGCAGACGCCCCTTAGAACAGTCAACGACGGCACCAACAACGGCACCTACGCCTGCCGTGAGCTAGTCATCGCGTACGCAGCTTGGATAAGCGCTGCATTTCACCTCAAGGTGATTCGGGTTTTTCTGCAGATTGTGATACCAGAGTCGACCTACGTAGCCTTACCCAACTACATCACAAAAGGACAGCAAGGCGAAATCTCCACGCTAATCCATGAACGCTTTCCCGACGGCAGAGACTTGCCCTATGCCTGGGGACGTTTCAACAATCACTTTCGCTTAGCGAGCTACAAAGACTTGCCAGCTTCTCGCTTTGCCGAAGCTTGCGGATACATCCGCAACATGCCACCCAAGGGCAGTGTCGCGCTGCCTATCAATGCGTCCCCATCCTTGCCGTTACTTAATGGCCCCGAAGAAATGGTGCAAGTGCCTCAACACGTCGTGAATGTGATCGTCAACTCAGTCGAACTGGTGCGCTCTCGCTGGAAACGTCTCATACCTGCCATTCAAGATGCCATCGGTTACGAGCTGTCAGGCTGCCTCTTTGATGTAAACGAGTGCACCAACGTAGCACTAAGACACATGGAAAAACTAGTTTCAGTTGAAACCAAAGCCAAGCTTGACCACATTCGGCAACGCCAGCTACCGCCGCCAACAGCTTAAGCAGCCAACTGCTTAGCGATGTCTGAGGCCGTGGCGTTGTAGTACCGCATGGCCATCTTTAGATCCTTCCAGCCCATCATCCTTGCCAGGTCCATGGGGTGCAATTTGCGCGCAAGTCGAGTCGTGGCGGTGTGTCGCAAATCATGGAACGTAAACCCACTAAGTCCGGCCCGCGCCCTGGCTTTTCTGAACAGCACATCACGTGATTCATCGTCTACCTTGAAAGCGTAGACATCATCAAAGCCACGCATTCGATTGAGAACCGATAGCGCCCCCTTGGTTAGTGGCACATTGCGCCCCAGGCCCGTTTTGCTGGTGTGCAGCACCACGTAATTACCCTTCACATCAGTCCATTTGAGCGCGGTGATTTCACCAGACCGCATACCAGTGAACAGGGTAAACAGACTCGCGTATCCAATCGCCTGCTGAATCGTCTCAACCTTTTTCTGATGGCCAAGCTTTCTTAAAAGCTTACGCAGCTCAGGGCCGCTTACTAACCTATCTCTATGTGGCGGTGTCGGGGGCTTGCGAAGCTCAGAAAACGGGTCGTGCTTTATCCATCGCCAATCCAGGCGCGCCGTATTAAAAACAGACTGCAATAAGCCAATTTCGCGCAAGACGCTACCCGGCTTTACCTGGCGCAGACGATCATCACGCCAGAGAATAAGGTCATCCACGTCAATGCTTGCAAGGGTCTTTTTCAGAGGCAGCATGTGCTTAGGCCCCTGAAAAGCTGCTATGCGCGCTATTTCCCACTGGGCACCCTTGCGCTTGGAGCTGACCTCTTCGGCATATTTTCGCAAGGCATCTTGCAGAGTTTTTATTTCCCCCGTTTTCCCCCCGGCGGCAGCACGGATTTCTATAGCTCTACGGTCTGCCCACTCTTGCGCCTCTCTCCGTGTAGCATAAGTAGCGGAGTCGCGCACGCCCTTAATCTCAAGCTGGACGCGCCATGTTCCTTGTGGGGTCTTTTTAGGTGTAGCCATCCCCGGATTATTGCGGGGAATTTCGAGGGGGATTCGGGGGGAGAGGTGAAAAAGAATGCGACAAACTGCGTGTCATTTCTTCTCAGGTTTGCATGTAACCTACTGATTTGAAAGAGTATGGAACGTTTTATGTTCCATACTGCTCCTATCTGTGGTGCCGATGACCGGACTAAAAATCCCTCATGGAATAAGGCTTAGCTCTATTTTTCGGGGGATAATTGGGAGGAAAAATTAAAAGGCATTCACCATTCTATGCGCAGCCCTGAAATAGTTAAAGTAGCCGTGAGAAAATGACACTAAATGAGGTGAAGTAGCGCTTCACTAGGTCACGTCAGGCCGAATTTTGTGACGCGTCAGGTGCGATTCCTGAGCAAGAATAAATGGATTGGGGGTGCCCGGTCGGCGCTGAGGCTTCGGTGGGATCACCGGGGCGCTTCGCTTTATCAGTCTCACCTATTCGGGATTTCCGAATAACTGTTGATAAATCATATTGGTGACGTCAACAAAATGATCTGGTCAAAAATCTACGACTTTAGGACATGTGATAGTTGATGGTGAGCCGGTACTGATCTCCGTGCATGGACTCATGTCGATTTAAGAGGCTCGTGGGCCCGTGACGCTCTCGAACTGCATCAGTCTGCAGATTTCACCATCACGGCTGGGGATTGCCTTGTCTAAGGGCAACGACGACCTAAGCCAGACAAGCCCAAGACAATCGCTCTAACTCGAATCCGCATGCGTGATGGTCCCGGCACTTACGCGACCGGGTTACGTCCAAATAGCATAAGAGTTGAACCCCATGCGCGCAAATCATATCAAGCGAGCTGTCAAGGATTACTTGACTACTGGGGCCACGCATCAATCAGGGTCTGTCGGTCGCTTGCGATTGAGTCAGCTTCGCGCGCCAGCTCTTTATATCGGCTTGTGCATTCGTCGAATACCCCGGCGAGGGAGTCTGCGTACTCATTGAGGGTATCGCGGGCAACTGTGGGCACGTTGCGCCTGATGTCGTCAAGTTGCTTGCGCAGGCTGTCAGACTCAGCGCGAGCAGCACGAGCGGTAATGTCATTAGTCTCGTCGCGCTTTGCTTTGGCTTGTAGTGCATCGTCTTTTCTCCTTTGCCATGTGGCCGTTTGTTCTGCGCTCAGAGCTATTTGCTTGTTCAAGCGTGCGGCGTTTTCGTACTCTTCATGCTCTGCACCTTTGAGGTATGCCCAGCCCATTACGGCAACGATGAGCGCGCCAGTTGCCAAGTAGCGATAAACGGGTGAGATTGCGCCAAAGAGTGCCGGAATCACGAGTAAACCACCGGATCAATTTCGAAATGAGGGCCGTCTTTCAGACTCTTCCAGTCACCACCCCAGGTGATCGTGATGCCAAGCTCTTTGGCCGCAGCTTTCATGACGCGTGCAAGCTTGTCGTACAAAGGCCAGTCCCAGCGCACTTCACCGGCGACCATGGCGGCCAAGTCGACAGCATGACCCGTCAGGTGCTTGCTGTTCATCGTCTGCGATGCGCCAGCTTTGACGAGCTGCACTTGCCGTTCTTTGCTGCGCAGACCCTCGGTGACGATGAAGTCAATCGTAGTGTCTTGCGCAGCCTTCTTGACCACGGCGACAAGCTTTGGGTGTACGCCTGTCAGATTCTTCTCAGAGCGCGAATTCAATATCATTTTTGTTGCTTCACCAAGCGGCCAAACATGCCAAAGATCAGGATTACTACGGTCAAAATCTGCACCCAATCAGCGGGGATGGACGCTTTGAGCTCTGCTGGTAGTGCGATGTAGACTGCTTGCAGCGTTGCGGCGGCAGACATTGCCCACATACAGAACCACGTCCATGCTTTTTTTGCGTCGTCGACTAGTTTCATTTGACAATCCTAAAAGTGCCCTTGTAGCGAAGCCGCATCGTCCAAAGCGGGTTGTCATCGCACGTATACGCGGCCTCACCGTCAAGCGACGCAAGTCCCTCCGCGTTCTTCTGATCAGTCTTCACCAGGAATAAAAACTTGCCCGGCGTCTTGGTGTATGACTCTTTCACCATGGTTGGGGTGGCAGACAGAACAAAGGAATTGCCGCCCTGAACATTGGCGGCATCGGTGATTGAGAGCTTTATTTCAGCCCCGCATGACCTTGTTGTATCGAGGATGTAGGGTATCTCTGCAATCACGGTTTCACCGGCCTTAACGGCGTTATTGACGCCAATCTTCAACTCTCCCCTCGGTTCTACTGGCGACTTGTAATTCAAGGATGCGGCCCATATTCCCCCCACTAGAATGGCCAACAAGCCCATGTACAAACCGACTTTTGTAATCCATCTATCGAAAGCAGAATTCATTTAGCGAAACCGAGTAAAAATTTGAAGACGTCCGACTTCGAGCCGGACACGAAGAAGATGATTGCAACCACGCAAGCTACGATCTTTAAGCCTTTGATGAAGCGATTACCATATCGCTCCAGCGTGTTCCACGTGGTGCGATTGGCGCGATACTCCGCAAGCATTTCTTGCAGGTCGGGCAAGTCTTCCTCGCTGAGCTTGCAGTCCTTGGGGCATGGCATCAAGCAATCCGAATAACCGTAAAGTTGGCTAACGCGGGGCTTGCTCCCGTAGTTGGGGAGATCGATGTATGCGGTCGAATCACTGATCCAGCCGGCAAAAATCCAGCCCAACTAACCGACCCGTCGAAGTTTGTTCCGGCCGAGGTAATAGAAGCAAGACGATCGGCCACCGCAATACTCTTAATAGATGTCGTGAGTTGAGTACTATTTAGTGAGAGCCCCATATCAATAGTGGTGCTGAACTCATCTGAGTACGTGATTGCGTAGACACCGAGTGCATTGATTGTGAAGCTCGCCCCAAGAGATGCGGAATCTGCATAAGTAATATCAGTGCCAACATTCGTCACTGTGTTTGCAAAACGGCGTATAGCAGTATTTGTGCTTCCTGAGCCATTGGCCGTATTCAGTCGAACCATGCTCCTAGTCGCTTGCTGCATCAGCACGGCAGGCACATAACTGAGAACCTCTACGGTATTTGCAGCAGTAGCCCTAAGAGTGCATGTGTCTCCCGAGCTCGTTGTGATGCTTGCCCCGGTGTTTGTGACTATATTCGCGTTGTTGGTTAGGGTAAGAGCTGCCGCAAATCTAACAAAATAAAGCGATCCCGCCAACACGGTAAATGCCGTAATGGATGTTGTACCTGTGATATTTATATTCCGCGTTGAGAGCAGTGCTGTCAGATTGATGGTGGCGGCGGATGCCACATCAACGCGCTGTGTATCACCCCCAATTACCATCGGCACAGAGGCACTTGCCGCACTTAGGAGCGAGTAGAAGACCTGGCTAATACCCACATCCAATGAGCCGCTGTCATTGTTTAAAACAACCGTTGTGTTTGGCGCGCCATATGTAGACGAAACCACCGTGCTGTAAATGGTGCCGCCTGTGTTCAGGCTATACAAACGACGCTTCGGTTGAAAGATATTTGTCTGGTCGCCAGCAACCGTGAAAGATGTAGCGCTAACGTAAGTTGGGGGTCCTGGATACAAGACCCACTGCGATGGCGTCATCGTGGTATCGTTGATGCCGGTGATGTTGTCGATAGTGCGTAGGACTACATCGTTCGCATCCTTCACCACAAATTTGTAGGCAAATCCACCTTGCAGCCAAAGCTGTGTGCCTGCAGGCAAGTTTCCAGCAGAGTCCAGGATGATAGGATTGCTATGCGCAGTGCCGCTACTTGTCTGATACGTAGTGACTGGCGTAGTGGTTTGAGCAAGATACGTGGCTATCTTGCCCCCGGCAAGCGGGTCACCATTGTCGTCAAAGAGCTGCTGGTTTAGGACGGGACTTAGGAAGTAGGACATTTTTTAGGCAATAAAAAAAGCCCCTTTCGGGGCCATGTTTAGAATGCACGTCATATGACGACATTCCTGGTATTTCTTTTGAAGCCATTTTTTGTGGCCTTCTTGCTTCTGCTGGCGCTACCCTTTAAGAGATGGGCTCAGCGCTTGCCTGACGGCAAACTGAAACGCTTTCTGTTATTCAGTTGGAATTGATACAAGTGGCGACGCTCTGAGCAGCACGTTCGCCGTTTTCAGCGAAGAATCTTTAGATAGACCTTGCAACAAGCTATTCGTTGAATAGCTTGGCTTGGCCAGCCTCTGTCCGGCGCTACTCAGCAGTGCATTTCTTACTGCGGGCCTGGCCGCAACCGCAGCAACCAGTCCCGGGTTTGCAGATGCGCCACCAATACCAGCAGCTCCCAAGTCAAACAGGCTGTACGGCGCAAGCGATTTAACGGCCTGCGCGGATTTTGGAAACGCTTGCGCAAATTGAGCCGCCGTTAAAAGTTCTTCGGATAAGGGCTTGCCTTTGCCCAACTCGCGAGCTAAAGATCCAGCATTAACGCTGCTCGTTGAGTCATTCAATGCCTTTTCGACTGTATGCGCCTTAGCCATCAATTGCCGGGCGTCTCGAAAGTCCTTAAGCATCTGCACGCCATCTTTTCCGCGACTCTGCAAGCCTCTTTCAATTTGAGCCTCCAAAGCGTCAGCGGCGCCTCGTTGAGCTTTTGCTAGAGCATTGTTTCCCGATCTATAAGAGCCGCTTGCCGAATCTCTTAAAGTCCGAATCATGTCCACGGCATCGCCCGCGTCAAACTCTTTTACTTTCAGACCCTCCAGGGCCTGGGCAACATCGTTTTTGACGGCACCGGGGAAGGATTTGGAGGCGCCCCCGAGTTGTTGAGTTAAATCGTCAAGCTTTTTAAGAAATGCCTGATCAACCTCAACCGTCCCAGCATTCCTCACCGGCTCATAGCCCTTGGTAAATGCAGTGTCTCTGAGTGTTTTGAGGGTGTCTTTGGTCAGTGGAACATCTTCGGCCAGCCCCAAGGATTTTCTAGCCAGGTCATCCGTTATTCTTTGATTTTTGATGGATGCGGCCTGTTCCGTTTTTAGCTTTCCCCCAAGCCCCTCTCCAATGCGCAGCATGGTTGATGACCCCTCCACATTGGATGGAGGCACAACATAGCCCGCATCACGGCTTGCGCTCAGGACGGCATCTCTTTCGGCATTCTGGGCCTGTCGATTGGCAACATCAACGACATCTTTCTGTGCTCGACCCCTTAACCATGACCCAACTTTATCGCCTATGCCTTTTGCGACAACACCTCCGGCAGCGCCGAGTGCGGCGCCTTTGGCCCTATCTCCCAAACCACCTTCGGTGGTAGCCAGGCCCGTTCCCGCGCCTATTAGTGCGGCACCTGTGTAGGTGTTGGCCCCTGGTATGAAGGCCGTAGGGGCCAGCGTGGCAATTTGTCCGACCACGGAACCAGTCGCGCCAGCGCCAGTTTTCAGCAAAGGAGAGTCCAACCGATTGGCGTCCTTGATCTCTTCGTCAGAGTACAGTCCAACGCCCTGCCCCACAGCGCGGCCAAGCTTGGCTGCCCCTTGCCCCACTCCGGCAACAAACTTGCCGACACCGCTCATGCCAATAGTCGGATCATATTTAGCCCTGTCTTCGGCCATGACTGCATCTAACTTGGCTTTTTTTTCTTGCTCTTTCAGGTGCATTAATCCCGAGTCGGAAACCCGGGACAGGTCGCCTGATTTAAGCGCAAGCAAATCAGAATCGGATAGCTTAGAAAGATCCATTATTTCTTACCCTTGCGTCGCGCGATTTCAGCATCAATGGCTGACGAGTCCGGGCCAATTGCATTGCCTGATGGAATTTGGTAGTTGGCTCCAGCAGGTCCAGACCTTACCCTAAGGCTTTGCAAATACACAGGGATAGATGCCATTTTTTGGGCCTTGACCTGCGGGCTGTCACCAATTTGTGGTGTTAGCTCTCTAACTTTTTGTTCGGCCTCTTGCTGGGTAACACCTGCGCCAGTGGCAGCCCTAAGAACAGCCTCGCCAATTGAAGATGAGGCCTGATTGAATTTTTGACGAGCGGCGCCAGTAAGCATATTCCCCACAGCTTTAGACCCTGGTAATACTCCACTGCCAACAAGATCTCCAAAGCCTGGGTTTGCCGCGCTCGGGTCTTCTTTTAAAACGGAAAGCATATTTTTATATGCGTTATCCGCCTGAGCCAACCAGCCCGAAGCCTTGGCTTGATCTTCCGTCAGCTTGAGTGACCCGGGCTGATTTTTCTGTTGCGCCTCTTGACGACGCAGACTCAAATTGCCCTGCTCTACCGCCAAGCCTCCGGCTGAAATTCCTTCGCTTACTTTGTTGTGTCTTGCAGTCTCTTGGTGGGCGGCGGCGCTGATGTCTATCTGTCTATCTTTCGCGGCCTGCTCAAGGCGCTCTTTTGTCGTCAAAGCCATGCGACCAGAATTTGCAATATAGGTCGGGTCATAAGCGGTAGGGATCTTTGAAGTGTCAATGCCTTGGCTTTGCAAGTTAGCCAAGCTTTGTGCATAGCTATTTGGATCTTTGGCCGACGATATCGCATTCAAAATAATATTGTTCTTATCGTATGCGGCCTTTAGCTGAGCGGCCTCTACATCAACCTTGATTTTGGATTGGTCTAGATTTGCCTTTTGATAATCCTGTGCGGCTTTCAAATTTCCCGTCTTAAGAAGCGCGTTGTAATTTGCGGCTGTGTCAGCACCAAACCCCTTTACTTGATCCCGCAATGCATTCTCATCCTGCATTTCTCTTTGAGCCTTGTCCATCTTCAGCGCATTGATTTGATTGCTCTGCACACCCTGTTGAATCGCCAAAGCATCGGCGTAGTTGGCCAATGAGTTGATGGGCTTTTGCTGCTGAATCTGTCCGTAAATACTTGCGTCTACTGGCATTTTTACCCCAGGGCGTAATTAGGATTGAAGGAATAATCTGTTGTTGGTGTATATGCCGGGGTAGATGCTGAACCCCACCCAGCATTTCCACTAGTGATTTTTTGCAGCAGTTGGTTTTGGTTGTAGTTGTTCAAGCCGTTGCTGATGCCGCTTGTCCATGCATTGCCCTGGGCAATCTTTGCCGCCCCCTGCGCATTGCCCAAAGAGGTGATGTTGTTCGCCATTGAGTTAACCAGTGACGTCCCTTGCGCACCCGTTTGTGCCGCCGCATTCAGCCCCGAATTTGAAACGCCACTCAAATAGTTATAGGTTCTGTCTTTGGTTGCCGCATCACGATTGAAGGCCGCGTCGTACTTTGTGCTCGCATAGTCTTGACCGAATCGCTGAGCGGCTTTGAGTGCGGCTCCAGAAAAGAGTGAGCCATTTTTGGCGGCTAATCTGTCTTGCGACTGTAGCCCCTGATCAAGTCCAAACTGATAACCGGGCTCACTCTGAAGATCCGCGCCGGTAAATGGCTTAAGCAATGAACCGTAGCTTGGATCATTGCGCGCCGCCTGTGATCTGGCCTCTTGATCTGCCCAGGCCCGCTCAACTGCCGCATTCAGTCCGGCCTCATCAACCGTGGATTGCTGAGGTTGTTGCCCCCCATAAATACCTCTAGCAATGGCAGCAATCCGGTCATCGAGAGAGCCATCAGGAGCCCAGTCAAGATAACCCGCTTGAGGTCTAGCGTCTTGAGTTTGCTGCTGAGTTGTATATTGTGAAAGAAGGCTATTTTTAATTTGTTCTTTAGTGCGGTAATCGCCTCCCGTCCCGCCGCCTAATCCAAGACGAAAAGCAAGATCATTCGACGCTGTTGCGCCTTGATTGCGCCACGGCTCTAAATCTGTTCTTACCTGATTGAATTGTTTTTGCGTGAGGGCGTTGGCTTCACGTGTTGCGCCAGCCTGAATGTTGGCCGCATCAGAAGCACTATCACTACCCATAAGGCCACCAGCGACCGAGGCTATAGCTTCCATTTTTTCAACTCCATTTTTATAACTTCACCCCGGCTGATCACTTCAAATCCAAGGTGTTCTGCGGTTTTCAGGCTGATGGCGTTATCCCGATGGATTCCGCAAGTCAGTCTTCCGTGTTTTGCGAATTCGCCGCCAATAACACGACGCAGCAATTCCCTTTTCATCCACACTCTTCGCCTGCGTGGGGCCACAAAACAATCCATCTCCTGACCCCGAAAAATGAAACATCCGCCATCAAACGGATAGATGACGCATTGCCGTTCAATCTCTCGTTTAATAGCTGGTGTCACTTCTAGACCCTTGTAGCGCCGCAAGGTTTCGGAAATCACTCGCCAAACCTCGTCAGACAATGGTTCCTGCTGCATCACGCCAAACCGTAGGCTTAACTGCCGACACATAAACCGGCTTATTCAAAGTCGTGTCGTAGTACGAGCGACCAATCCACAAAATTGACGTCGGCCTATTCGCCGTAGTTCCAGATTGAACAATTGATCCAATGGCCGCCTGCCAACGTGTAAACACCTGCCCCCATGGCACAGACAAAATGCCTCTGTCATCAGTCACCGGCGTGTCTGCGGGGTAATCGAAATTTGTTTCACGTGGCATATCTATTGCTGAACCATGTAGCGCGCCCAAGCCGCCACAAACACCGTCTTGACGGGATCTGTGATTCGGAACTTGACCAAAAAATCACGCGCTTGCCCCAAGCGATTCCAAACCGCCCTATGTCTGTATTTGCCAATGCGTCCAAATGAGGTCCAGTTTTCAGAGCCGTAGGTATGGCCGCCATCACGAGAGATACTCATCATGATTTGTGGGTCTTCGCCCTGCCCTGTTTGCAGGCCTACGCCAGCTTCCATCTCCAGCCAGAGCTGCGAAATAGTGGAAGGCTGACCCGTTTTTTGATGCCGCGAAATAATCTCTCTCGCAATTGGCAAGCCGTTGTCTGTGTAAGTGTTCTCGTCTAGCTTGTACAGATTGCCGTTGCGGTAGTCACTGACATACGATCCATTCAGATAGTTGATCTGAATCTCGCCAAAGTGACGTCCACCATCGGATTGCAATTCGCTCCAAGCATTCGATAGTCCGTCATACAACCAGGACTCTCCGGGCGTCGGGAAGTTGATCTGATAGAACGCATGCCCCGACTTCATGTAGGAGTACCCAGAGGCGTTTGACACTGCGGCATACTGCGAGAACACATAGTCCATCTCTGGGTTACTCGCCGCATCAGCTTGATAACCATTCAACACTGCAACCTGAACTTGTCCAAGCCTGTTCTTGCGCAAGAAGATAAGCGAATTGTCAAACTTGGCCAAACTCCAGCGAGCCGCAAGGCCCCACTCTATTGCGCTTGCGCCGATACGAGCAAAAGGGAAGTCTGCCGCCCCACTATCACCCCAGAATTCCGTGGTGCTTTCACCAAACAAAACCAACTGGCCGTTATCAGCAATGACACGCACCAGGTTATCTGGTGAGCTTTCGGCGGTTGCAAAATCCAGTGCGTCCCAGCTCAGCCCGTCATACAAAGCGGAAATGTTGAATTGCCCAGAGTCAGGCTTAGTCACAACGAAATATCCATTCAGAAATGTGCATGTCGTCGCCCCGGGGAAATCAGGGTCGGTAATTTGCACAAAAGCGAGAGTATTGAAGTTGTAGATGTAGCCATAGGCGCCATCAACAATCAACATCTGAGTGCCGTTGTCCGTAATGTCTACTCGTCCACCCGTCGTGAGCAGTGCTCCCAAATTGGAGGTTGTGCCGTCATTCGAAACGCGGTATAGCGCCCCGCCATTTACAACATACTGAAAATCACCCTTTTGATAGTAGCCTCGTGCCGGGTTTGCTCCCAGGCTCACGAAGGCCAATAAGCCTGGCGTTGGGAACAGAGACAGCCCATTCGCCTCAGGGTCTTTCTGAATTTCAACAAATAAATTCAGACGCTTTTGCGCGCAAACGTTTACTGATTTGCCGACGTTTCCGATGCCGAAAACTGGCACATTCTTCAGCATCATAGATACCAGTTATCCCAATAACCGTAGCCATTTCCAGGTATGCCATAGGGCATATCCATGCGCGGTATCTCAGCGTTTGATCGCTTGATAAGTCGCCTTGCGCTGGACGCTTGAGCGGTCACTTGCTGCGGGACCGGGATTTGATATTCGGGGGCTATTTCCTCCGCCAAACTGAACGCTAATGCCTTCTCATATCCCGGGGGTAAATCGACGTCAGTTGTTAAATTTGGGAAGCTTTTAATAAGCTTGTTAGACCATAGATGCAAGTCCATGGACGCAGCCGGGATAGGCCAAGGTGTAATCGTGATGTCCGGATATTTCATCCAACACCAGATCGAACAGGGGATGCCAATCACCAGGCCTTTAAGACTAATGTTGTTGTAGTCTTGCTGTGTCAGTAGCTCCAGCGGATAAGAAACCTGCTGGTAAACAACGTACGAAGATGCGTCAATCGTTACTGGCCGAGTCGTCACAAATGAACCCGTTGGTCCAACAGTCACAGACGCTTGATTTGCCGCCAATGGAATGACATCTTCGGACTTGGCGTGAACCAGAAGGTTCTGATTTGCCCACAAATCCAGCATGGAATTTAAGGATTGCAAACCGTCCTGAGCCTCATCGGCATTAGGATCTTCGCCGATCGAATAGACGCCCAAAAGCCTCTGAGCGCGTTTGATCAGATCAAGTGCTGTTGCCATGTAGAAACGGGGCCGAAGCCCCGCCCTGTTTCAGATTACTGATACAACCAAGCGATAGGCCCTACGTCCGCCGTAAAGGTGGTCGGAGGTGTAAAGCTTGTAGCCAACGTACCGAACGTGCCGGTAGCCGAGGAGGTCATCTGGTTGCCCCCGTTAGCAGCAGCCCAAGTGCGCAACGTGTCAGTCGTACCGTTGGCCTGATAGACCAAGAAGTAACGCCCAGGAGTTAGAAGCACGGGAGCAATGAATGCACGGTTTTGGAAGCTGTTTGCACCAGCAGTCACAGCACCAGCCAGAGCGCTGGACTGGATGAAGTTACCTGCAGAGTCGTAAATAGCAACTAAGCCGTTGTTAGTCCCAACGGTCGCGCCATTCAACACGCCGATGCCAGTCCAAGCAGCCTCATGCGGGACATAGATTTCACACCGATAGGAAGTACCAGACACCAAAGTAGTGTTAGTACCCAAGGATGCAAAAGCCAAAATGGTACCGTTGGGCAATGTGCGAGGGCCTGTAGGGGTGGTGGGCGCCGCATAACCAGGCCCTGTATTCAAGATGCGCGGATTACCACCGACGGTGGCGTTTTGGTACATCGCGGTATTGGCTGCGAAGGTCTGCGCAGGCTGACCAGTTGCAGCGATAGCCATACCTTGAGCGATCAATGCAGCCTCAGTGGAATCTGAGAATACAACGGTCGCGCCAGAGGCGTAACCCTGATAAGAACGATTTAAAACTACTGCCATTTTTTTTCTCCTTAGACGGTGTAGTACTTGACAGAAAGCTCTGGGTAGGTCGCAGCCCATCCGAAGAGAACGTCAAGACGCATGTTTGAAACATCGTTGGTGCCGTCGTAGTACTCGGTCACTTTCAGCGTGAAGCCTTCGTGCGTTTCCTGGTGGACATCCTGAACACCATTCCTGTTTGGCATCCACATAGGCACCATGGCCAAGGTGAACGCGTCGCGGTGATACGCGATGTTTGTCGAGTAAGACGTAGAAGCAGAGCCGCGAATCACATAAGGCTGGGCCGTAGTGGGCGATGCGGTCACGTTTTGGAATGCACCGCTAGTCACAATGGCCGGACTAATGGGAATGCTGGTAGCGCCTTGGGCCACATCAGCGGTCACAACGAAGTCCATCAGCACACCTGTAGAGATGCGGCTTTGTGGGTTGACGGCAAATACGCCCGGCAAGTTAATAACGGTGCCACGTGTCAATGTGCCAGCAGCAACAGCCACCACGGTAATCGTGGAGCCGGTTTGGTTTGCCCCGTTAATGTTGGTAGCAGTCGCTGCGCCGTTCGTGTGAACGTCAACGTTTTGGTCTACAGCGGGGTGAATGCTGAAGCTATCCTGCATGTAGCCAGTGTTGTACTGTTTGCCGACAGTCGAGCCGTTATTGAACAGCCCAGCCATACCCTGAATCATTGCGCCATTGAGGGCAGGATTCATGATGAAGCTACGGCGGCTGTCGCGCGCAGGAGGTGCGGCCATCTCGTCCAGACGACGATTTACGTCGGTCATAGCAGCCAACGCGTTCCCTTGAGTTGTAGGCAGCGCCCCGGTTGGGTTGATCAGGTTGTAGGTGCTGTAGTGAGCAAGTTGCAAACCCTGACGATCGATCTCGTTGGTGACAGTCGCAACTGCTGCTGCAATCTTGTCCTCCAGGCGAGTCAAGCTTAGGGTGCGCTCATTGCTGTTGAAGCTAAGATCGCAACCGCCTTGAGACAGCGTCAAAGGCACAGTCGTTTCAACCGTTGCCTGGGGGTTAGCCACACGACCAGCGCGGTATTGATAGCGCGGAGGTTTGCGGATGTTGATGGTGCTGCCAGGCGCATAGCCCTGGCTCATCGTTCCCGTGAAGGTATCTTCCCAATCACGGTTTACATTTTTCGAAAAGCTCAACATGTTTTCCAAAATAGCCAGGGCTGTTTTGGTCACAATCGAGCACGTTACTAAGACGTTAGACATTTAAATACCTTTCGGCGCATCACTGCGTTGGAAAAGAAAAAGCCCGGGCGCATCACTGCGTTGCGGGCCACTGAGGTGCTAGGTTTACCGGACCCAGCGCGAACCTGACTTCTTCATCAACTCCTTAAAGTCGGAGTAAGACGCGTTGGAAAAGTTCTTGCCGGTTGACGCTCCACCAGATCCGCCCACAGGTGTGATCGGCTTTGGTAGCGTCGTTTTTTGAACTACTTGCGACAACTTGATTTCAAGCTTGCCTATTTCGGCAATTTGTCTAGCTGGCGTCAGCTTGGCAATTCGATCAGCCTCATCAGGATTGCTCGTTAGATGCGCAACGACTTTGGGCCCTACGTCTGATTCACGTATGGCTGCAGCCATGGCATGGCTAATCGGCAGCTCTTCGAATACATCCGCATCAAACCCAGGCAACTTGCTTGCCGCATCAACAACTTTTTGATTCGCATCATTCAGTTTTTGAACTTCTGTTTGTCGCTGGTTTTTTTGCGATTGAGCGTCACGCTGGGCATCACGCCAATCCATCAAACTATCCTCATACTGCTCCTGCGTGGCATAGTTGTCGCGCTGAGGCCGTGGAGGCGTGTTATCTGGCTGGTGGTGACCTTCCTGCTGCTGGCTCGCTAATGTTCCGAGGGCTTCCCTGTAAGCTCTTCGCTCTGCTATTGCTGCTGCTTTCGCTTTAGCTCTTTCAACTCGATCACGCACTTCCTCTTCGGTGTACGTTTTCGGAACCGCAGGTTCTTTTCCATCCGAGCCTTCAGTCTGCGAATCTGAGGGGGGAGTTTCGGTCTGTGCAGTGGCCGTCACCTGTTGTTGAACTTCGCTAGAAGCGGGCGTGTCTTGCCCTGTCAACGAATTTACGTCAGACATGCTTTTCCTTCTTTAAAAGGGTGGCGCGAGCCAGTTCCCGGGAGACGCCCAGGCGCGTTTGCCCTATTCGGGGCGAATTTCTTCAGACGCCTCAGACTCTCCGGGCGTAAAAAAACCACCCTCAGGCGGTTGTTCTTGCACTATCTCCGCTTCAGGCGGTGGGATTTGTGTGGTCAATATTTCTTGCAGCATCTGCATAACAACCGGCTTAAGCGCCTCTGGCGTCATGAATGGCTCTAGCGTTTTAAGTCGCTCGGTCTCGGCTCTGTACTCTTCCAAGACCTGCTTCATCTCATTAAATTCACTTTCATCGCGTAGTCTTTCTGACTCAACCACGCGCTTACCCTCTTCAATCTGTAATTGCGTCTGATTTTTCAGCACATCAGCGGCCTGAGTCTGCTCCAGTTGTTCAATATGCTGCTGCATCGCCTCAATAATCTGATTGGCTTGCTGCGCATGCTGTTTGAGCTGCATGTTTTCTTGCTCAGCGTTAACGCCACCCTCGTCATCGCGCAAATTCGGCGGCAAAGATTTTTCAATGCGCTTGGCAATTTGATCTGATCCCGGGAAGTCGAAGGAGCGAACGACCAAATCTCCAGCAACAGCCATAAGCTGGGGGTTCTTGGTTGAAAGCTCAGTAAGTGCCGCTGCGGCCTCTTGCCGCTGAGTTTGAAAGCTCGGTCCGGTATCAATCGCGACGTCATATCGCCCGACATTTGGATTGAACGATTCGTCAACCTGATCGTTAACTATTTTTGCGTGTGCTTGCGCCATTTGCGGATCAAGACGGACGCCTTTTTCTTTACCATCCAAGCCCAAGATCCGCACAACCTGCTGCTTTTTATAGACCTTTGGAATCAGATCAAGCAACACACGTGCCTCGTAGTGCAAAGCGCGTATGAGGTTGTCAGGAAAGTGGAATGTTGCTATCTCACCTTGCGCTTTTAAGCGCTGAATACCTACACCAGACTGAGCCTCGCTCTTGATCCCGAAATTGGCATTTTGTTGTCCACTTGCCGCGCGCATTTCTTCGGTCGCGACTTGCAACATCTGCACTTGAGCCGATGGCATCACGGCGGGAGGCTGACGCACGGGAGGCGGCAGGGGACGCCCTTCTTCGTCAAACGCGTTAAATGGAAGATAAGCCCGATTGTCTTGGTTTGCACCGCTCCAAATGGACTCATACCCCTCAAGTGCTTCAGCCGCCGCGATGTATGGGATCTTAGTTTGCAAGGCGACCGTCTCAACCGCCGCCGAGAAGCTGTAGTTAACCATGCGGGCCGTGTCTTTGAGGTCTCTAACGAGGCCTTTACGTACGATCTGCCCGTCGACGTTCAGCTCTTTACCCACTAAGGTGATGATGGGGAGGTAAGAGCCGGGCCACTCAGTCTTTTCAACGGGGTCTTCGCTGTCACCAACTAGTTTGCACCAGTACCATTGCGACCGCTGAGTTTTGCGCTCCGTGTGAATAGCTTCTGGCGGTAGCTCTACACCTTTTAGCTGGCTTTTGAGCAATATTTGCCCATCAGTAAGTAAGTAAAGAACGTCGTCTTTGTACTCACACCAGAAATACTCCGCTTCACGCACCGTGTCTTGTGTGTACCAGCCTTTATCACTGTTTTGCACCCACGACGCAAACTCAAGGTTGGGGTATCTCTCTTGAAACAATGCCTTTGACAGGTCATTAAAAATGAACCCCCAACACGCATCAGAGCGATCAGGAAGAACGGAATCAGGGTCGATTAGCACTAGGCGCGGATTGACAATAGGCTCTATCAGAATCTGCTGATCAAAGCTGTCATAGCTGACGTAATCAGTGCGAATGCGCCAGTACCCTTCACCGCCATAGATCGAGTGCTCTGCAGCCAGGTCATGGGCCGTATCTGCCGATGATTGAGCCTGTATGCTGCGGATCAATCCGCCCATGATCTCAGCCGTCTTCTGATCTGCCCCACCATCCACCGGCAAGATGCGCACACTTGGGCGGTTTTGTCGGATGTTGTTAATGATCTGGTTGCAATGCTGCGCCGTTGTGTTGATCGTCAAGCATGGCTTACGGTTGACATTGCTGCGTGTGCGATAGATGTCATCCGGCCATTGCCAGTTGTTATCACTATCACCCATGACAAAGCGCGTATCAGCCAAAGCCTTTTGCCGGTTGTCTTGGTAAAAGTCATTGGCGCGCTGAAACCTCTTGCGCGCCACCTCTACAACCGAACCGTCGCTCTCTTTGTCGTCAGACACCAATGGACTCCGATACTTTCGTTTTGTTAGGGGTGTGCTTTTGCGCTGCACGAGCCATCAGAATGGGATTTGCTTGAATCTTCACAAAATCAAATTTCTTGTACCAACTGGCCAAATCTCTTAGCCCGTTTGAATTGCCGTATTCCTTGGGCTGCACCATCAATACCTTATGTTGGATGTCGGCGTCTCTGCACGCCTGCTTGAGCAACGATGTGGCATAGCCAGCCTTCCTGTTCAACGGGTCGGTCCAAATATTCGTAATTTCGTAGACGCCATCAAGCACTTTGCTTGGTACGCACTGCAGACTGGAAAAATTGTTTGAGTAGCTCTTTTTCATGCCATCCATCCGCCACTACCGTGGTACATGTGTACCTCTAGGTTGTGATCGCGTTTCTTTTTAGGTCCGCGCATGAATTCAAGGCCTCGGCCAAACAAGCTCATGACATCCACTGCATCGTCATACTTTCCAGCCGGGAAGCGCAATAACTGAGACAGCAGTCTGTCTTTCCACGGCGCGTTCTTAGGCAAGAAAACTTTTCCCATGCTTGCCATAGCCTGTATCGGTCTAGCACGCGTAGGTTTGTCATTAATGCTTGGCAGCCATTCAATCCGGCAATACGCTTCACGGCTCTGCATACGACGCATTAAGAAAGGTTCTACAGCCTTTTTTATTACACCGGACTCGCCAAACCAGCACAAAGGCTCATGCTCTACTATCAATTCACATTGAGCTTCTATCCACGCATCTGATGCCGTCTGTCCATACCACCAGCCTGCTATGTAGATGTTGTTATTTGCATCTACACCAGCAATGCCATGCTCGGTATAGTCGCCATCACCATCGGTCACCGCGTAATCCGATGCGCCGTAGTACCTCAGGTTTGGGGGCAGTTCGTCGTACTCACCGAACCATCCGACCTTGAAGTAGTCGCCGTCATCAGGGATGGGGTTCTGTTGGTACAAGGCATTCCAATCCCGCGCCGGCAGCACGGACCTGATTTGCTCCAAACGCTCCAGCGGATACCACTCAGGCCAGAGCGGGTTACCTGCACTGTCAATCGCAGGCAGGCTCAAAAGCTCCCACTTGTCCCCGCCGTCCTCTTGGTCCGCCAGCAGCCTTCCAGAGAGGTCGTCGTCGTGCCAACGCGTGTTGATGACGATCACCGCGCCACCAGGCATCAGGCGCGTGTACGCGGTCGAGGTGTACCAATCCCACACCCGTTGCCGCGTGATCTCGCTGTCTGCTTCTTGGCGATCCTTGAACGGGTCGTCAATAAGCAGGATGTCCGCGCCACGGCCAGTAATCGCAGTGCCCACGCCAGCAGCGACGTACATCCCGCCTTCGTCGGTGTGCCACCTGTTCGCCGCCTTGCTGTCCTGAGCAAGCAACGACTTGAACAGGGCCGAGAACTCGGGGCTACCGACAATGTTCCTAACCTCGCGGCCAAAGTCGCTGGCAAGATCCGAGTTGTACGAGGCAGCAATGATCTGCTTGCCCGGATTGCGACCAATGAACCACGCAGGGAACCTACGGGAAGCAAGCTCAGACTTCCCGTGTCGCGGCGGCATCGTGATCATTAGCCGCTTGATCTCACCCCGCTCTACAGCCTCCAAGGCCTGAGCAATGCGCTCATGGTGCGGCGCAGGCTCATAAGCAGCGTTCGTGTACTCGGCAAACGCTAACAGTGACTCACGCGCTCTACGACGCGCTAGCAGCTCAATCGCCGCCTTTTGTTGCGATAGCTGCAAGCTCTTCGTCTGTTAGGTCGGTGACATTTTTAATGCCAAGCGTGCCACTATGCTCAACCGCGCTCTTATCTCGATACGCAGGATTGCGCAATGCAGCACGTCTAGCGCACTCTTGTGCATAGGCCTTTGCCGCGCTTGCATCAATGCCACCTTGCTTATCTAAGGCGCTTGCAATAGTGTCTAGCCCGCGATCAAGCCACGCTTCGGCGCTCCCGATGCGGGCGTTTGCGGATCGCTGGATATTTTCAGGCCGATTCAGCCACCTCGACAAATCTCCAGCATCGACCTTCAGCGCACGCGCTATTTCAGCTTGGCTGTGGCCGTTTTCAATTTTGCTGCAGATCGCCTCAAGGCCAACCTTTTCCAGGATTTCGCTTGTCGTCATTTAGGACGCGGACCCCAAAGCGGTGACGTCTTGAGTCCCCACTTCCACTTTTTGCTTCTGATTTTTATTTTCAATCCGGGCGTCACATAGTGGCCCAATAACTCATCTCTGCAAGTCATTAGCACGCAATAAAACCCATATTTTTCGCGCGGAGACTGGATGAGGAGCTGCACTTATTACCCCAATCTCAATGCGAGTACAGAGCCAGATTCGGTTAGCTCATATTTCGTAGCTTTAATCCCAGCATGTCCCCTCATTGCCGATTTTGCCGCCAGCACTAGCATTGCTTCGGCGTCCTCACGCGTACACCATGGCTCTCCATCGCGTGTGGGCTCGATATATTGTGATGCTTGCCACTTGGGAGATGCAATTGCTCCTTGTGGCAAATCCAGGTCAGCCACGGTCGGGTTAGAGGTGAGCTCACTAGGGGCGGGCTCCGCCTGTTGTGCCTGTTGTGCTTGTTCGTCTGACATATTAAAGCTCTCTCGCGGTAATGGCTGGAGTTGCTGATGCGGCAATGATGTTGATTGCTGCGCTTGGCGTAACTGCGGCGGGGCTCTCGAAATATCCGCCGTTTGCGGCGATCTTGATATTACCGCCGCCAGCAGTAGCAACAGCGGTGGCACCAATATTGATCCATACGTCAATAGCTGTGTCATTTTTGATATAAAAACCGTGCCGCGCAGAGTTTGCCGCCATAAGCTGCTGACTGGTAGTGCTGGCCGTAATGCTGCGATCTGTGCCGGTAGACGGTGCCGCTACGGTATATGCCCCAGTCGTATCACCCTTGGGCCGATCCCACGTCGAGCCGTTGTAATAGTGGGGTGCCACCATCAGTAGGCGTATGGTGGCATTGGTCGAGGCGCTATCGTAATTGATAGCGTTGGTCATGTTGGCGTTTGAGATGCCGTCTTGACCAGTATTGCCTATCCCCACCATGCGCGACAGAACCGCGCCATATTGATCTATTGCGATATTTGCGCGCTGCCCGTCAGTGACAGAGACGCGTGTGGAGTCATACTTGGCCCCGATTTTTATCGGATTACCCGTGTCAGTCGCGGCGGCTGCTGCATTACCCTGGACCGCAAATGTCGTATTTTGGATTACAGCCGATAGATACGTGGGCGCAAAAGGGACCTGCGAAAAGCGGGATGTCGCCTGCACGCTACCGCCGCCGATTGCGACACTTATACGCAGCCGGATATATCTGCCAGGTATGGCAAATACGATGATCGAATTGCCAATGGATGACTGTGGCGTAATTGCTGCGGCGGTAGCGGCGGTGGTTGAATTTTGAATAATGTACGGGATGGCATGAAAAGTGACGTTGTCGTTGGAGCACTCAAGCAGCATCTGTCCGCTACTCACGGTACCGGAGGTGGTGAGCTGGATTGACCCAGATCTGTATCCATCGACATCGATAGCCGCGCTACCAGCAACAGCCGTCAAGATGTTGTTGATCAGATTGATCTGACCCGATTGCCCGACAATATCTAAGTCCTCCTGATAGGTGTAGACCGCTCCAGATGAGTCTATCGATATCTCCTGGACATTACCGCTTTTGTCAACTCCGCCGATCCTCACAGGATTACCTACAGCGGCCACCCCATCAGCCGTATTGCCCTGCACCTGCTGAGCGCTTGCGCCTGTGCCGCCGCCGCTCGAATTGACGACATAAACGGCGGGAGCATGACTACCATCGCTTTGGTCGACCAGCTTTTGCAGTACAGGGGGGCCTTGATTTTCACCGGCCTGTATTGCGACGGTGCCGGATACCTGCTTGAGTCTATCTACCATGATCGGACATAAAAAAAGCCCTCACTTGGAGGGCTGTACTAATAAAAACGCGCGCGGAACATTGGGAGCCGGTCCTAAATAAAGCACAATGCAAAAAGCCCTCCGTAGAGGGCCTATGAATGAACTTACCGGCGCGCCGCCGCCTCCAAATGGACGGGCGACCTATATGCTAATGCGGCGTCGTGGGGAGGACGATAGCACAGTTTTTTGCTTTGTCAAGCGGCTTTGCAATTTTAGTGATAGCCACCAGTCGCGTCCTTGCGGCATTAAGGATCATTTGCAGCATGCGCATGTCGACCCCTATTTTTTTGCACTGAGCTGAGATACTAGAGCGATGGACATAGGCCCATGAGAGCGTTGATTGCTGAGTGATTGCGAGCTGTCTAATGCTGGCTTGCAGGGACTCTGCATCCTTGCTATCGACGCGATTTAGAGAGGCGTCTGACTCGGCTCTAACGCGCGGCGGTGAGGGCGTATTGCGAAACATCGGGCAAATGCCTATTGACTCAGGATTTTTGCACCACAGCCCCCAATTGTGGAGCCGCTCATCAATTGCTCTATGCTCTGGTGGCACGTAGTTAAAGTCGATCCGCTGTCTTGTCAAATTTAAGCTCCTGTATTTTTACTTTGACCATGCCGCCCACTACTGGAGCTACCGAAAAAGTCGTGACGAACCGGCTGTCGTCCACCTTGAGCGCATCAGCAATGCCATCTCTAGCTGCTTTAAAAGCAGCCACTAAGCCATCATCGTCACGCTTGCGCTTGTCTGGTGGATAAAACATCAGTGCGAAAGAGATGGGCCCGTCATACGTCCATTGCACCGCCCCCTGCTCTAACGCCTGGTAATAACAAGCCTCACGATAAAGCTTTGTCTTGGTGCTCTTTATGCGCCAATGTGGGCGAGCATTTGGGTGTAGCTCGCGCGGCGGCCACGGCATGATTAGCTCTATCACATGCACCCCACATGCGCAAACATCAGCTCGCGCTCTTCGAGCATTTCGCGGAGCCTGAATTTTTGCTTATCTCTATCAAGATCAGCGTCAGTTCTGTCGTCTGATTCGCAAAAGCTGTACTCATATTCGGCATCGCAAACAGCCTCAACCTGCCGCATCACCTGCTCGACCCACTCGTCAGATTTGGTCATTGGCATCCTCCCTCATGGCTAGCTCATACATGTGCTGATCTAGCATCTTTGCAAAATCATCAATAGCAGCATCCAAATCAGCTTGCGTGGGCGTGGGGGTGTAATGCTTCGCGACAAATTTTTCGAAGTCCCGCTTTTGTGATGCAGTCAGCTCATGCATGTGATCACCTCGGCATTGATGAGCCTGCCGTTTTCGACGGTCAGCTCAAGATAAGGGCCGGCATGATGACCCGCAATCGGCTGTACGAGCGTATAAGGCCATGCGCGGTCCTCAGCAAAATGCATGTCAATCCCAATCAATGCAAATCTTTTTAAGAGGCGCGGTTGAGGCTGCGGGGACTCAGGCTTGATGCGAAATTTAACTTCGCCAGCCTCGAAAAGTCTAAGTGTATTGTCCGCGGTTAAATCAATCCAGCCGATGCTACTCAGCCATTGCACCTTTCCGGCATCCGCCAACCATCGCAGCGCTTCCGCATGCTTATGCGGCTTTCTTTCGCTCATTTTTTGCTCCTTGATTCACAAATCGCTGTTGCCGTAGCCGTAGCCGTAGCCGTAGCCGTAGCCGTAGCCGTAGCCGTAGCCGTAGCCGTAGCCGTAGCCGTCGCCGTAG